CAAGGACGAATTTTCTCGAAAAACAAAAAAGAGCCTTTTCTCAAACGATTTGTTTTGCGAAGAATTTGAATTCATTTCGCCTTGAAACGGCTCATTATGGCGGAAAAGGTTCCGCGAATGAATTTAAATTCGAGTCAAAACGCGAAGTGCCGAACGAAGGGAGGCACGAAGCCATCTTGAAGGCCGGTTCACGGAGCGTTCGCGGCCTCAAATTTTGTGTGCTGCGTATATCTTTATTCTTATACCTCTTAATCTTCTACAGTATAAGTGATCTTTATACTATTTTCAATCTAAACCGCGCTTCCGCGCTGGGGTTAGGGTAGCAGGCGTTTTTTGGCCTGTCAAGCATTATTTTTAGGCTGTATGTAAATGTTTGAATCTATTGATACTGACTGGATGGGGAAGGAGGGGTTGTGCCGGGATCGACTGAAAGTGGTGGAAAAAACCATCGGTTGACACGTCAGTAATTTGATGGTAAAGTACAGCAATCGTAATACACGATAGCGAGGCTCAACGGTGATGGAAAAGACGACAGCGAAGGCGGCGGTGAGTGTTCGGATGGATGCGGAGGTCAGAGATGAGTTTCAGCGATGGGCGGCGGAAGAGCGGCGGTCGCTCGGCAACTATCTCGAAGCCTTGTTCATGCAGGAACGCGAACGGAGGTTGTGTGGGGATGTGACCCTGGAGTTATTGAATCAGAAGTTGGATCACCTGATTGGTTTGGTACAGGTCAAGCCCAAGCGCAAGGAAGACACGGAGATGGCGAAGGTGCTGGCGTTGGACTGCCGGGGTGTGGTGAGGGAAGAGCGATGGAAAGAGTGGGTCATTCATCTCACTCGGTGCGGGATGCGCATGAATAAGTATGTGGCTGAGAAGCAAATGGATAAACTCGTGGAGATTGATCGAGCGGAGTGGGATTGCAATGTCTTGATCGACGAGTTGATCAAAGAGGGCGCAAAGAGTCTGTATGTTCCGAATTCGTGGTTAAAACCTGTTAAGGGCAACAAGTAAGGAACTTCAAATGAAGATTCAACTTCACGATGATTGTTTTGTGATCGAATATTTTCAGATAGGCAATAACACGAAAAAGGAACCTATGGTTTATGAGTTTGATGCTCCTGATACGATCAGTCAGAAGTTGTTGATGGATTACATTTCTGTTTGGAAAGCGCGAGGTAATCCGATGTCAATTCCGCAATTTGAGGCGCTATTGGAGTTGTTGATGATTGCGGATGGCTTCGGCCATAACATCAATCACCTTTTGTTGATTGCAACGGCGAGTTGTTTGCGGCAGGTGGTTTTCGATCAACATCTTCAACCAAAAGCTTCGAGTTAGCCAAAAAGAAATAGAAGGTTATGTGAGATTGGCGGAATTGATCAAGATTGTTCCTTTTGCGCCTTCAACGGTTTGGCGAAAAGTCAAAGAAGGCCACTTTCCGAAGCCGGTTAAGTTGTCGGATCAAATCACGGTCTGGAGAAAAGAGGATATTCGTTTGTGGATCGAGAAGCAAGATTCCTAGCCAATCTGCCCTGCTTTCGGCTACACTGACTCCCGAAAGTGAACCCAACGACCGCTGCGCAACGTGGCGGTTTGACTGAGAAATTCTATGCAACTCATTCCGATGTTAGGCCGTACCTTTGCTCGTTTAACCGTGTTGGCGCTGGATGGGGAGGTTCGGCACACAGATAGTCCATGGAGGCGCAAGCTCGTGGATAAGTACACACCGTTTAACTCGTTTAAGTACAACTCGTTGCGGGCCGACTACTTGATGCGTGGTTGGTTCTGGATGGTGTATCACGAGAACGACTATGTGCTGGACTACACAGGGAGGTTTTGCGATGCCGAGCCTTTCATCTATGCCGTGCGAGAATGTCGCGATGAACTAGTCCTGTCCAAGGTATTCGGTTGCTTGGACGCTGACCTATGAGCGAGGATTACACAGCAACTTCGATCACCATCCTTGAACCGGAGCAGGTTCTCGAACGGTTCTTTTGGGCGAAGGCGAACGATCTGGCCTTCACCTATCGGAAGCCGCTGGAGTGGATCGAACGCGGTTTGCAAGCCTGTGAGCGCGTCCGGGTTCCCCACGATTACTTCGTGGATCGTTACCTCAAGAAACTCCCGATCCTTAAGGATCAAGCGGTGGATGCGGCCATGCGCGACCTGCTCATCGAAGCGCGTCCTGGCCCTTCACGTCATCTGGACAACAAATCATGATTTCTGTTTTATGTGGTGATGCCTTGGTGATGTTAGAGACACTTCCAAGCGAGAGTGTTCAGTGTGTCGTGACGAGTCCACCTTACTATGGATTGCGTGATTATGGTGTCGAAGGCCAGTTGGGATTAGAAGAGACTCCACAACTCTATGTTGAAAGGCTTGTATCTATTTTCCGAGAAGTAAAGCGAGTCTTGAGAAACGATGGAACGTGCTGGTTAAATCTCGGTGACTCTTATGCGGCGAATCGTAGCTATCAAGTTCCCGACAACAAACATTGCGATGTCGGAAATGGCCTATCTATGCAAGTACCGCTTGGTTTAAAGCCAAAGGATTTAATCGGCATTCCTTGGCGAGTCGCTTTTGCTCTTCAAGAAGATGGTTGGTGGCTGCGTCAGGATATTATTTGGAGCAAAGACAATCCGATGCCGGAAAGTGTGACGGATCGGTGTACGAAATCACATGAGTATGTATTTCTACTAACGAAGTCTGCTCGATACTTCTATGACTCAGAAGCCGTGAAGGAGAATGGTGTTGGACGCGAAACCTATTTTGGTAGCGATCAATACAGTAAAGGCTCTGGTCGTAACGATAGTGGTTCTTATGACGATACGACTTGCACAACCCGCAATCGCCGCTCGGTTTGGACGATCAACACACACTCCTATGCCGGTTCACACTTCGCCACGATGCCGCCCAAGTTGGCTGAAACCTGCATCCTGGCCGGTTCTCATTCAGGTGATACCATCCTTGACCCTTTTTGCGGTTCTGGCACGACGGGAGAAGCCGCTCAACGCCTGGGTCGCCAATCCATCCTGATCGAACTCAATCCTGATTACCTACCCTTGATTCACCGACGCACACAACAAGCCGGATTTGCGCTGTGTGCGTGATGACGCCGTCCCGATAACCGAATCGTTCAACGATCAGCCTTTGCGTCGAAAACGCCCAGAATCGCCGTTTTGACGCCCTACCGTGCATTTCCAGAGGATTCCCGATGACGACCCCCGCCCAACTCTCCCAAGCCCTGAATCGTTCTGCTGAACAGGTATGCAAACACCTCCTGCCCCACGGCAAGCGCATCGGCCATGAATGGTGTGCGGGGGATGCCTACGGCGGTGAAGGCCGAAGTTTAAAGATTGTGCTGGATGGGGATAAGGCCGGTGTTGGGAGTGACTTCGCCACTGGGGAGACCTTCGGAGATTTGCTCGATCTGTGGTGTACAACGCAATCTGTGGGCTTGGGAGAGGCGATGGCGCAAGCCTGTTCCTTTATGGGCATTGTGAACGACGGGCAGGACTCTCGCCCGAAGAAAGAGTACAAGCGTCCCCCGAAGCCGAAGTCGGTGCAACGACTCAACAAGGAAGGCAAAGTTTATCAGTATCTCAAATCACGCGGTTTAACCGATCAATGTTTAGAAGACTTCCGTATTTCAGAAGATCAAGGTCAGTGGATCGTCTTCCCTTATTTACGTGAAGGGCAATTCATTAACGCGAAGTACCTGCATATTGAACGAACGCCGGAAGGAAAGAAGCAGTGTCGGCAAGAGAAAGATGCGGAACCCTGCTTGTTTGGATGGGATGCACTCGAATTGCGTTATCCAACGACACGATTCGTAGTTATTTGTGAAGGAGAAATTGATTCGGCGACTTATCATCAATGTGGGCTGCCCGCACTCTCGATACCGAATGGGGGCGGCGGCGGCAAGAAGCAAGACTGGATTGACCAGGACTATGATCGCTTATCAAGATTTGACACCATTTACCTCTCCATGGACAACGACGGCCCAGGTAAGGAAGCCGAGAAGGAAATCATTACTCGTTTAGGCAGTGAACGCATCCGCGTCATTCAACTCCCTTATAAAGACGCCAATGAATGTTTCGCGAAGGGCATTAAGACCTTTCATCGTTATCTACTCAGTTCCAAATGCCTCGATCCTGCCGAATTGAAACCCGCTGACTATTTCACCGATGATGTTCTCGATAAGTTCTTCCCAAAACCAGGTTCGTATCAAGGCATGAAGACGCCTTGGCAAAGTGTCACCAAGGCATTGACCTTCCAGAGAGAAGAGTTAATCGTCTGGACGGGTTACTCCGGCTCGGGGAAAAGCTCCATTTTGAACCAAGTGGCTGTTCAGGGCATTGTCGATCACGAGAAGTTCTGCATCTGCTCTCTCGAAATGCCGTCCAAGGTCACACTCTATCGGATGGTCAGACAGATTACTGGCGAAGCACGGCCCGATGAGGCGACGATCAGACGAGCGATGCAGTGGTTGAGTGATAAATGTTGGATGGTGCATATCTTGGGGACGGTCAAGACCCAACGAGTCTTGGAAGTCTTCAAGTATGCGGTTAAAAGATATGACATTCGCAACTTCATTTGTGATTCCTTAACCAAGGTCGGTATTCGTGAAGATGATTACGATGGACAAAAGAGCTTTGTCGATCAACTCTGTGACTTCAATCATCAATATGAAGCGACTACGCATTTAGTCGTGCATCAGCGCAAACCGGAAAGTGAAGCCAATCGACCAGGCAAGTTTGGAGTGCGTGGTGCGGCTGCGATTACTGATGAAGCCAGTAGTGTGATTTCGATTTGGCGACGGCCTGATCCGAGTGATGAAGAACCGCAACCGACGTATGGCAGAAAGAAGAAAGCCGAACCCTCCACCGAAGATCATCCACCCGATACTGTTTTATCGATTGTGAAGAACCGTGAAACCGGAGTCGAAGGCAAGTTTGGATTATGGTTTGAGAACAGTTCACTGCAATACCATGAAGTAAAGTTCCCAGTCTCGAAAAGCTATTTAGATCGGCGCTCGGACGTGGACACGTTTTGATGGAATAAAGACTGATTGTAGATTTGTTGACGTTAGGTGTTGACAAGGCTAAAGTGGTGTGTTACCCTTAGCCTTGTTGTATTTTCAACACTTAAACGAGGTGGTTCATGTTCAAGATTAACGGTGCGTATTCTGATGAATTATCAGTCTTTATCGACAAGCTGAACGAAGTTTCGAGTCAGCTTGAGAATTACACGATTGATGGAAGCACTTACGGAACATTGATGCAGTCAATCAATGACATCGACAACATCGCAAAAGGTATTGATGTTTGTATTCTGGATATGAGGCTTCGGCTGAACGAGTTGGAATGTGAACTCAAAGCGAGTTTGGTATGAGCGATGACGCAAAGAAAACTCGTGTTCATGTCGAGATTGATCCAGAGATTCATTACATGATGCGAGTTCAGGCAGTGAAGGAAAAGAAGACGTTGCGACAGTTTGTTGAGATGCTGATCGTGCGTTATGTTGAACAGTTAAACGAGGTGAACAATGAGTCTTGATGTGAA